AAAGATTTAACAAATGCAGATTTGATTTGAGATTTAGTTGCATCTTCAGCAACATCGAATTCAGAATCTTGAGAAAGAACTGAAGATGCAAGTGCAAAGTATGCATCATATCCAGAGTTTGTAATTGTAAAACTTTTGTTTTTCTTCCAGGAAGATTGAAGTTTCAGATAATCATCGGTGCCATAATCATGGTACAGATGAATAAAACGAGTTGCATCACGACCAGAAAGAATTCGAATACCAATAAAGTTAATATCAGAGAATTTATCTTTTAGATTTTGAAGTATCGCATCGACATAAGAGTTGTATGCATAATCAAACATATAGGTAGTTCCAAGTTTACGATCACGAAGGAAAGTCAAACCTGGGCTAATGCCACGAGTTCCAATATAAGGTTCTTGTTCCCAAGATCGCTTGACTTCTACATGATATGGAAGATGATTTGCCTCACCATCAGTGAGTACAATGCATTGAACTTTCTGCAATTTATTTTCATGTTGGAACTTAGGAAGAATTTTGTGAAGAGAAATCAGTGCTTCATTCAAAGGAGTTCCAGAAAGACAAAGACGATTGGGATAAGTATAAGCAACGTTATAGCAATTTTCAAAACACTCTGCAAGGCGCCAAATGTTCATCATCTGATGTTCCAATTCGTTGCTGGAGACTTTACTTGTCAGCAAATTCATCAACGAAAAGGATTCATCAATGTGAATTTGATATTCTTTCTTAATGTAATGTGGTCTACGATCAGCCGACTTCAGCATTCCTGTACCGTAATCCATTTCTACAGTACGCCAAGAATTTGTAAAGGCATAGACTTCAAAGGGAATCGAAACTTTTTTACAGAACCAAACAAGATTGAAAAGTTGTTTACAAGTATCGGTCAAGATGTGCTGCATTGATCCGGACCAGTCCAGAATAAAAATCAGTCCATGATTTTTACCATCAGGAACAACGTTGATTTTCTTGAAAAGATCTTCGTTGTACTTATAAGTATGAAGACGTGCAGTGTCAAGAACACCAGTACGGGAAATTGATGAACGAGAATAAGAATCTGCTGCTTTGCGACACTCAAATTCTTTTACCAAATAATTGACTTCTTTCTGAGCAGAAGTCTTGAATTTTTTAAAGGAAAGATCAACGTTAGCAAACAAATTCATTGAAGGATAATTTTTTTCCTCAGCAACTTCATTGTGCTGTTTTTGTTGTGCTGTGAAGAAATTGTCAATCTCCTGATGTACTTCGGAGTTTTTAGCAATCACAGTATCCATATTAAGATCTGGGATTTCAACATAAACATTTTCATATCCATTATCGTTTACAAGATCACGAATTTTTTCTTCCAAAGATTCTGCAGTGCGAATTTCTGGTTCATCACCAAGTCCAGATTGCATATCAAGATTAGGGCCTTGCACATTTCCAGAACTATCAGAAGATTCAGACTCGGAAGATTGAGTATCTCCATCTCCTTCTTCCTCAGTTTCCTGTGATTCAATCAGTTCGCTTGCGGGAGAATTGGAATCTGGTTTAAAACTGGTATTGTCATTAGCAGGTGCTTGTTCTTTATTTTCTTTTTCCTGCTTACAATACTTATAAAGTGCTTCAGCAGCGACCAGAACATCAGCAAACGTTTCAGTCTCTGCAATCATATTGACAATCTCAGTTTCCTGGCCGCGATCAATCGGAACCTGTACGAAGTTACCAATCTTGAACCACAGATTAACACGGTCAGCAAGATTCATATCTTCAACATTGTCATCTGCAAGTTGAAAGAAATCTTCCTCAGCAAGTTCTTTATAACCATTGAAAAAAGTCTTGGCAAGACCAGCATAGCGACGCTTCATCAGTTTCTCAATGCGAGCATCTTCCACAACGTTCACAAACATTGGAGGAACTTTAACTTTCTCAGTCCAATCTTCATCGGGCGTATACAATGCGTGACCCACCTCATGACCCACCAGAAGGTCATAGACGGTGCCACTTGCCTTCTCCCACATCGGCAGAGTCAACACACGAGTATGCACATTAAAGCAAGCAGTCTGGCATTTTTTGTGCTCAACCACAAGATCCTCAGTGGCAAGCAATTTAGCAAGTTGGGACTTGATTTCGTGAGAGACAGCCATCGGTTTATTTCAGATAAAACCATCATACGACGAAGGGTTGCCTTTTGAGCAACCCATGTGACGCTTTTTAAAGTGGGCAAGACGTGCCTTTGCCTGTCGAAGGGCCTGCGGTTTCAGTTTACGCTTCTGATCCTTCTTGGAGTGGTGTTGCCAGTTTGGAGTGTTCATTGTTCTTTGGTGGTCAGGCCACCATACGCGAAAAACCTTTGACTTTCTCGAATCGTAGGACACTTTCAAATCTGTCATCAAGACCAGTCTTATGAGAAATCACAAAAATGTTTGCATTTGTGATCACATATCGAATAATCTTAATAAACTCTTCGGTTCCAAATCCATCAAGAGATGAATCAAACACTTCATCCATGATAAGAAGATTTGTGTTAACTGAATTTTTAAATCTTGCAACTTCCCGCCAAGTGAAAAGAAGAGCCAAATCGATTCTCATCTTTTCCCCTTCACTGAAAGATGCATAAGAAAAGTCTTCATGAATTGGGGACTGAACGGTTTCATTAAACTCTTCATCAAGAGTAAAGTTAATATAGAAGTCCATCATTTGAAGGAATCTATTTACCTGTTGATTAATCAACGGAAGATACTTCTTGATGATTTGAGACTTAACTCCACCGTCTTTTAATAGGCCATACGAAAAATCGTAATGACGGATGGTGTCCTTTTTAGACGAAAGTTCTTCGTATGTAGTTTTTAAGTTGTCTTTGAAGGATTCTAGTTTCTCATGTTCAGAATTTCTGTTTGCAAGGTTCTCGGTAAGAACTTGAATTTCATGTTCAAGATTTCGGATTTGTTTTTGTAATCCGTTAATCTTAATATTGTTTTGAGAAATGCCATTCGTTAATTTTGAGATCTCCTTCGATAGATTAGTGAATTGACGCTCTCGCTCCTCTTCCTCTTTAATTGCCTCCTCTAGTTCCCTATAACCAGATTGCAACTCCTTAGCTTTATCTTGAGCGTCTACAATTCTATTTAACCGAAACTCTTCCTCAATCGTTTGAGTGCAAGTAGGGCAGACCGAATTTTCAGAGAAGAACTTATGCTCAGCAGTAATCGTTGATACCTTCTGAGAAATCTTACCCTTTAGATTTCCCAACTTACGAAGTTTTTCAGCATATCCCACCAATTGATCTTGCTGTTTAATATATTTGCGGAGTGGTTCTTCCATAGAAGAATTCTCTTCAAAATGAATACCAATTTCGCCATTTAAATTGATAATCTTTTCTTTATTGGCATTAATATTGGCATTACCACGATTCTCCAACTCTTCAATAAAGTTCTTCTGCATCTCAACTTTATCGAGCAAGTTCTCCTTTTTCAACTCAAGAGTTTTAATTTCTTCTTTAAGTTGACGAATCTTTTCTTTGATGACGATATTCATCGATGAGAAGATCTTAATATCCAAAAGATCTTCAATCACTTCTCTACGATTTGCAGCCGACAACTGCATGAACGGGACAAACGTACTACTACCCAGTATTACAATCTGAGTAAATGATTTATAGTTCATCTTTAGAACATTCTGTTCTAACCACTTTTGCTGATCTGTTGATGCTGATGCTTGATCCAGCAAAGCATCATTTCTCCAGATCTCAAAGATATTTGGTTTGATTCCTCGGATGACTTTCCACTTAGTAGATCCAATCGAAAACTCAACTTCCACACGACAATCTTTTTCGTTGATTGTATTTACCAGTTGTGGTTTGTTAATTTTCCGAAAAGGCTTACCAAACAATGAAAAGGTAAGAGCATCAAGAATGGTTGACTTACCAGCACCATTCGTTCCCACAATCAAGGTTGTATTGTGTTTGCAGAAATTAACTTCAGTAAATTGATTGCCAGTCGAAAGAAAATTTTTCCAGCGAATTGTCTCAAATAAAATCATGGTTTGGTGGTGGAATCACAATGTCGTTTGGAGTGATCAAAGTATATCTGCAGTTCTGTATTTCACAAGTCTTGATAATTATATCATCTTCTACTTCAATTACATGCATCTCAGGGAATCCTTGTTCTTCAAGCATCATAGCAAATCTACATGCATCATCTTCTTCTTCAAAGAGATAAAGAATTGAATCTCCATCTTCATCTACAACTGAATAAGCTCCTTCGTGTTCTTTACCCTCTTTGGCAATGATGAACATTAAACTAACTCACATGCTTCTTGATAGATTTCTTGAAGTAGTTTTTGCAGTGTTGATTTGTTTAAATCAACTTCAGACTCTTCAACATATCTATTTAAGATAGAAAGGGTATCTTCTGACTCAAACGTTGCATCATCTTTATCATACCATCCAGTAAAATCAAAGTTCTCTACGATTTTAAGTTCTGCAACATTTGAAGAATATAGTTTATCAATAAACTGTTCAAATTTTTTAGTATCAGTTTTTTTTCGAACAATTACCTTGACAATCTTTTCTTCAAAAGGTCTGGTATCAAAAGTTTGATATGCAGTATCTTCGTAATAAATGTTATGAAACATTTTAAACGGATTATTTACTGCAGTATGTTCCAGAGTTTCAGTATCAAAGATATGGAATCCTCGTGAATCATTCACATCATTCCAGTAAAGCTCGTAAGGATTACCAAGATAATAAACTTTTCCATCAGTTGAACGAGTATGATAATGTCCCGAATAAACAAGTTTAAATTTTTCAAATATTTTACTATCTAAACCATGTTCCATAACCATTTGATTAATGATTCGGAATCCTTGAAGCTCAAGATGTCCCATTGCAACATTTGCTTTGGTTTTTTCAATACTCTTAAGGGTTTTTGTTTCATTTTCTTGATTAATCCAAGGAATAAAAAGAACCTTGAGTTTATCTAACAGAACTTCAGTTGGTTCAGAATATACCGTCACATTATTATACTCACGAAGCAACAAATCTACAGCATTTACATCATTAGTATTTTTGTAGTATGCCGTATGATTTCCAACAATCGTATGGACACTAATACCCATTTTTTCTAAAGTATCATAATAATTGTTTTTTGCCCATGCAAGAGCAGAAAAGTCAATACCCTTACGACTATCAAAGGTATCTCCCATATCAACAACCGTAGTGATTCCCTCCCTTTGCAAGGTCGGGAAAAATACTTCATTATAGAACTTTAGGAAATAATCGTGGAAAAGCTTAGAGTTTTTCCTTGCTCCAAAATGCTGGTCAGTAATAATTGCTACTTTCATTCAATATCTGAGTTTAGAATAAACCGCATCTTTAATACTATTATAATCGGAGTAATTAGATCCGTCAACACCACCATCTTCAAAAACTTCATCAAAGCCACTGCTTTCTAGGATCTTGTTTTTGATTTCTAGTTGTTTCTTTTCCTTTTGAATGCGTCTCAAAAATGCGTAGTGAATAATTTGAGTAAAATATGCAAAAGGATTCTGTGACTTTTCAGGATTAAAATTGTGAATATATTGCACACAATTTTCAATACCATCACAGATCATATCGTCTTTGAACATATAATTGACAAAGTTTGGTTTATATGATAAATGTGTAGCAATCTTCAGAAAACATTCCCCAAGATAATTTGTAATACGTGGTTTAGGTTCTCCACGAATTTTTGCCAATTCTACACATTCCCGATAGGCGATTAAAGCCGCAAGAAACTCTTTGTTATTAACATAATGTTCTGACCTTTTTCTTTTGGTCATAATTGCTGTAGTTATCATTAAGTTAACTCATAATATGTATGAATTATAGCACTTTTATAAATGCTTGACAAGTAACAGAAATATGTGTAGAATACCTTTGTCCGGGTTGAATGGGAGATTTAGCTATCTTTAAAGAGCTTCTCCAAGATTTCTTTAGCATCATCAACACTGGAGATATATCCCATCTCTTTATTGAGTTTGGTTTGCTTATTCTTAGATTTATCTGCTTGTCTCACGTAAGATTGATACAGGTAGATCATTTCCATATCAGAAGATTCACTCATTGTAAGGATGTCATCCATGTTCAGAATGAACATGTCTTCAGTGGTTGTTTTGAGCCATGGTTCTAGTTTATAACCCATTGTTCCCAATCTTCCTTTGAGTTCAGAAACAATGATTGGATTTGAAACTAACAGTAAAGTTCGATCTTCCTCTTCAGTGGCTGCGACCTTAGCGAAGATTTCTTCTCCAGATTTTAATTTAAGTGTTGCATAAAAATCGTCTTCGATCATGTCTTTAATTGAATTGTGATTATGTCATAATTAAAGTTTTCCTCATTGTAGATTTTAATTCTTTCAATGAAATGATTTAAAGTATAGTTCTTTCTTGATTTATATGTACAATCGTCAGAGATGTCGTAGAGTACTGCTTCAGATTTATTTTTTCCTTTTCTAAGTACTCTTCCAATTGATTGTAGATTTCTAATTCTCGACTTACTGGGTGAAGCGAAGATAACATTGTGGAGTCTCTTAATATTAATACCAGTAGAAAAAGTTCCATAAGAGGCAACAATGATTGCGTTGTCTTCTCTCTCAGTAATTTCTCTGACTAACTCTCTTTCCTCTGTATCAACACCACCGTGGACGAAGAATACCTTACGGTCATCTCGCTTATCCTTATTTATCTTCTCAAAAAGAACCGCTCCATGAGCTTCGACTCTTGCAAAGAGAACAAGAGTATTTCCTTTAAGATCTAAAGAAAGATTTTTAATGAAGTTATTTCTTTGCTCATGTGATATTAAATATTGAATCTCATCTTCATAAGTCTCAAATTTTTGTGGAGGATGTTTGAGAACCAAACAACGAATATTTAATTGAGAAAGATGTCCCTGTTTCATTAACTCTTCAGTTTTTGTAACCTTATAAGATGGACCGAATAATCCTTCCAAAACCCACTTGTGAGTTTGTGTTCCATCTAATGTACCAGTAAAACCAAACCGATACTTAGCATGGTGTAGTTTTGTCATTATAGATATTAATGACTTACTTTTGAAAAGATGAGCTTCATCTCCAATCACAACATTGTAATCCTCAAAGAACGAACGTTCTAATTTATAAATCGACTGCCAAGTTGTAATTGTGATAGGATACTCACTAGTTTTTTCTTTTCCCGCATAGATCTGATGACAGCATGACTCAACATTCATCCCATAATCGTGAAAATCCCCGTATAGTTGACTTACAAGACTGGTCGTTGGAACGACTACAAGAATTTTTTCGTTCCTATCCATATAGTACTGCAC